CAGGGCACGCAGCGCTGCTGTGGCTGATCGACATGGCCGACCGCCGGGTCCGCTACGACTGGCTCGAGATCGTTGGCTGGATGCTGATGCGCGAGCTGGGTGACCCCGAGCGCCCGGTCTGCAGCGGTCTCGCTGGGCAGTATTTCGAGCGGGCCACCGGCCAGCGCATCCCGGACCGCCGCGCGCGGCTGGACCCGCGCCATGTGCACATCGCCGCGGGCATGTACCTGGCGGGTCTGCGGCGCGTGTCCGTGGCCTGACCGGCGCCGCGCACAATCGCGTCGATGTGCTCCATCGGCCGCAACTCTGAATCGGCGATCGGCTCGAGCTCCGGCGCGACGCTCGGCGGTTCGCTGCTCACCGGTGCGGGCAACGTCGCCAACGGCCGCGCTGGCAGCACGCTGCTGGTGCCGTCGGTGAGCGGCGGTGCAGGGGGCACGGCCCCCAAGAGCGGTGGCGGTGGTGTCGTTGCACCTCTGCCGACCAAGAGGCCGTTGGGCCCCCAGATCCCACAGTGAGGCACCACCATGTGCATGTCCCCCGACGTACCCCCGCCGCCCCCGCCCCCGCAAGAGGCCAAGGCCGCGGACCCGATGCAGGCCCGGCGCACGAAGCGGCCCGCCACGCCGATGGGCGGCGGGTCCGTGCTCACCGGCCCGTCCGGTGTCGCGCAGGGCGCCAGCAACCTCGGCGGCGCCACGCTGCTGGGCGGGTGAACCCGTGACGTCGTCGAACCCCGTGGGCACCCCGTCGGGCTACCAGCGCAAGCAGCGCCGCAAGACAGCGCTGTGGACCGAGCGCTCGTCCTGGGATTCGCACTGGCGTGACATCGCGAAGTACCTGACCCCGAGGTCCGGCCGCTTCCAGACGTCCGATGTAAATCGCGGCGAGAAGAAGCACGGGGCGGTGATCGATTCCACCGGCGCCCGCGCGCTGCGCACGCTGGCCGCGGGCATGATGTCGGGCATGACGAGCCCGGCGCGCCCGTGGTTCCGCCTGGCGCTGCAAGACCGCGACCTGATGGAATCGGCGCCGGTCAAGCAATGGCTGTTCGAGACCGGCGCACTGATGCGCGCGGTGTTCGGCGCCAGCAACACCTACCAGGCGCTGCACCAGTGCTACACCGAGCTCGGCGCCTTCGGCACCTGGGCCGACTTCGTGCAGCCCGACTTCGACAACGTGATCCACCACTACCCGATGACCGTCGGGGAGTACGCGCTCGCCGCCAATGACAAGGGCGTGGTCGACACGCTGGCCCGTGAGTTCAAGATGACCGTGGGCCAGATGGTGCGCCAGTTCGGCCGCGAGGCGTGCAGCACGGCGGTGCGCAACCTCCACGACCGCGGGATCCTCGACGCCTGGGTCGATGTCGTGCACATGGTCGAGCCCCGCGCGTCCTACGACCGCACCAAGCGCGACAACCTCAACATGCCCTTCGCTTCGTGCTACTTCGAGCCGGCGCAGGCCAACTGGGACCGCTACTTGAGCGAGTCGGGCTACAAGCGCTTCCCCGCGTTGTGCCCGCGGTGGGAGATCACGGGCAATGACGTGTACGGCGGCAGCCCCGCGATGGAATGCCTCGGCGACGTCAAGGCCCTGCAGCACGCGCAGACCCGCAAGGCCCAGGCGATCGACCTGCAAGTCGACCCGCCGCTGCAGGTGCCCACGGCCTACAAGGGCCAGGCGATGAAGCGCATGCCCGGCGGCGTCATGTACGTGGACGCGACCACGCCGAACGGCGGCATCCGCAGCGCCTACGAGGTCAATCTCCGACTGGACTTCCTGCTGGAAGACATCCGGGACCAGCGCGATCGCATCCGCGGGTCGTTCTACGCCGACCTGTTCATGATGCTGGCGTCGCAGCCGGCCAACGGCGCGATGACCGCCACCGAGGTGGCTGAGCGCCACGAGGAGAAGCTCCTCATGCTCGGCCCGGTGCTGGAGCGCCTGCACAACGAGCTGTTGTCCCCGTTCATCGACATCACGTTCGAGCGCCTGGCCACCGCCGGCGTGCTGCCCCCGCCGCCGCCCGAGCTCGAAGGCGTGGACCTGGAGATCGAATTCATCAGCACGCTGGCGCAGGCCCAGCGGGCGGTGGCCGCCGCCGGCAGCGACCGGCTGCTCGGGACGATCAGCACGCTGGCCGGCCTCTGGCCAGAGGTGCGCCACAAGGTCAACCCGATGCAGGTGGTGGACAGCTACGCCGAGATGTTCGGCGTGGACCCGAAGATGATCGTCAGCGACGACGCGGCGCAGGCTGCCGCCGCTGCCGAAGCGCAGGCCGCGCAGGCCGCGCAGCAGGGCGCCGCGATGGCCCAGGCGGTGGACTCGGCCAAGACGGCGAGCGAGGTCAGCCCCGACGGTCTGCGCGACGTGATGGGCATGTTCCAGGGCTACAACAGCCCGACCCCGATCGAGGCCGCGTGACCCGTGCCCGTACCTCGTTGCGCAGGCCGTAAAGTCCCACGTCATCAGCTATGCGAGAGAACCCCACCGACCTCGAAGCCCAACAGCGCGAGACCGAGACCCTAGAGTCACGCGACCGCGCCCGGCGCAAAGAGCAGGAGGACGATCTCAAGTGGTTGATGGCCCATCCGTCAGGCCGACGCATCGTCGCCCGACTGCTGGAAGAAACTGGTGTGTATCGCACGTCGTTCCACTCGAGTGGGTCGACGATGGCCTTCAACGAAGGCCGCAAAACCATCGGCTACTTCCTGACAGGCGAGCTACTGGAGCTCACTCCCGATGCGTACCTGAAGATGCTGAAGGAATACCGCAATGAGTGACGAGACGCAGGACGCCGGCACAGCACCCAACGACGCCGGGGGAACGCAGGACGACGCTGGCCAGAAGCCAGCAGGCGAAGGGCAAGTCGACGCGAGCAAGACGGCGGACGCCGGCAAGCCCGCAGCCGAAGCGCAGGCGACCGAAATCGTCTACGACTTCAAGGTGCCCGAAGGTGTGGAGCTCGACACGGCGATGGCCGACGAGTTCAAGGCGCTCGCCAAGGACGCGAAGCTGCCCGCAGACACCGCGCAGAAGGTGGTGGATCTCGCGATCAAGCGGGAACAGCACCGCGCGCAGGCGTTTGCGAAGCAGGTCGAGGACTGGAGGAAGCAGGTCGAGGCCGACCCCGAACTGGGGAAGGAAGAGAACCTGGCAGCCGCGCGCAACTTCGTGAACACCTTCGGCGACGACGAGCTCAAGGGCCTGTTTAACAGCACGGGCATGGGCAACCACCCAGCCGTCGTGCGCGCGATGCTGAAGGCCAGCAAGGCAACGAGCGAAGACCGATTCGTCGCAGGCAAGAGCGACGCCGAGCCGGCCAAGAAGGATCCGGCCGCCGTGCTCTATGGCTAACCCCCGACTTTACGAGGACTGAACTATGGCTACCCTTCCCTCCCGCGCCGGCGCTGTCACGCTGCTGGATTTCGCCAAGTCGCTCGATCCCGATGGCAAGACCGCCACCGTCGTCGAGCTGCTCACGCAGACCAACGCCATGCTGCCGGATATGCCGTGGATCGAGGGCAACCTCCCCACCGGACACCGCACGACCGTTCGCACCGGCCTGCCCACCGTGGTGTGGCGCCAGCTCTACGGCGGCGTGCCCCCGAGCAAGAGCACCCGCGCGCAGGTCGATGACGCCTGCGGCATGCTCGAAGCCCGCTCGGAGGTGGACGTCGACCTGCTGGCCCTGAACGGCAACGGCGCCGCGTTCCGCCTGTCCGAGGCCAGCGGTTTCCTCGAGGCCATGAACCAGGCCATGATTTCCGCGATGCTCTACAACGACACCGCGGTCAACCCCGAGCGTCCGTTCGGTCTGGCCCCGCGCTACTCCAGCCTGTCGGCCAGCAATGGCCGCAACATCCTGGACGCCGGCGGTTCGAGCACCGACAACACGTCCGTCTGGCTGGTGTGCTGGGGCGCCGACACCGTTCACGGTATCTTCCCCAAGGGGTCGAAGGCCGGCGTCGAGCACAAGGACCTGGGCGAGATCGACGCGTTCGACGGCTCCAACAACCGCTACCGCGCGATGGCCGACGTGTGGAAGTGGAAGTGTGGCCTGTCGCTGCGCGATTGGCGCTACGCCGTCCGCATCGCCAACGTCGACATCTCCGACCTGGTGGGCGTGACCGGCACGCAGGCCCTGACCGCCCGCACCAACATCATCTACCAGATGATGCTGGCCATGAACCAGATCCCGTTCATGGGCAAGGGCACGCCGGTGTTCTACGCCAACCGCAAGGTGAAGGCGTACCTGCAGATGATGGCTCTCGACAAGTCGTCCAACGTCATGGGCATCCAGCAGGCCGCCGGCCAGTTCGGCAAGCCGGGCGTGGCGTCTGTCGACGGTGACCTGACCTTCTTCGGCGTCCCCGTTCGCACGGTCGACGGTCTCCTGGAGACCGAGGCCCGCGTGGTCTAACGCGCAAACTCAGGAGTACGAAACCATGATTCTCGATTCGCAACTGTCCCTGAGCGCCGCGCAGTCCATCGCCGCGTCCGCCGGCGACGTGGTGTCCACCAACATCTACGACACGGGCGCCACGGCGGACGTCGGCATCGGCCAGGACCTGTACCTGGTGATCCAGACGGTGGCCGCGGTCACCTCGGGCGGCTCGGCCACGGTGCAATTCGTGCTGCAGACGGACGACAACTCGTCGTTCTCGTCGGCGCGCGAATTCCTGCTGACCGGTGCCGTCGCGCTGGCCTCGCTGACGGCGAACACGGTCCAGTACCGTGGCCGCCTGCCGATCGGCCTCGAGCGCTACATCCGCGTGGTGTACCGCATCGCCACGGCCACGACCACGGCCGGCACCGCGACCGCGTTCCTGGTCCACGACCTGCAGCACGCGCCGCCGGCCGCGACGACCGTCCCGTCGGTCAAGTAACGGGAGGGTCTGACCTATGAGCAAAATCGTCGGTCGGGCCCGCGCGCAGGCGCAGGGTTACTACCCCGTCAACGACGCCGGTGTCTGCCGGCTGATCGAGGAGGGCGAGACCTTCACCCTCTACGAGGGGCAGGACAAGGGCAAGTGGTTCGAGCGCATCGACGAGCCCAAGCCCGCGAAGGCTGCCAAGACGAAGGACGAGCCCCTGGCCTGACCGGCCGGGCCGCAACCAGAAGGGCCCCCACGCGGGGCCCTTTTTCCAGGAGCCAACCGATGGCGAGCCCCGTCGAGATCAGCAACATGGCGTTGGCCAACCTCGGCGCCGAGAACCTGGTGTCAAGCATCGACCCGCCCGACGGCAGCGTCGAGGCCGGCTACTGCGCGACCTTCTACCCGCTCGCGCGCACCGTCGCGCTGGAGGCGGCCAAGCCCGCGTTTGCGATCACCCGCGCCACGCTGGCGCAGACCACCAACCCGACCACGCGCTGGGCCTACGCCTACACGCGCCCGTCCGATTGCTTGAAGCCCTTGCGGATCCCGCCGCCGACCTCGGCGCTGTTCAACGAGGACGAGACGCCGGTGCAGGGGCTGGACCTGGAGACCGCGCCCTTCGAACTGGAGGGCCAGCTCATCCTCACGGACCAGGCCGACGCCGTGCTGGTCTACGTCTTCGACCAAGATGACACGACGCGGTGGACGCCGCTGTTCACCGACGCCGTGGCCGCCACGCTGGCGGGCTACCTCGCCGGGCCGCTGATCAAGGGCCGTGAGGGCGCGGGCCTCGGCCAGCAGTGGCGGCAGCAGGGCTACCAGCTCGGCGCCGCTGCCGCAGCGTCGATCGCCAACGCGACCGACGAGCCGGCCCGATTCACGACCCCCGCACTGCTGGCGCGTCGATGAAAACCCTACATCGCAGCTTCGCGGCCGGCGAGATCAGCCCCGAGCTGTACGGCCGCATCGATCTCGTCAAGTACCAGACGGGCCTCGCGCGGTGCGAGAACTTCATGATCCTGCCGCACGGCCCGGCCGCGCGACGCCCTGGGTTCAAGTACATCGCCGAGGCGCGCGACAGCACGCGGGCGGTGCGCCTGCTGCCCTTCGCCTTCAGCGTGGACCAGACCGTCGTGTTGGAGTTCGGCCACCAGTACCTGCGCTTCCACGTGGGTGGCTCGGCCGTGCTGGAAACCGCGGTCGGCATCTCGTCGATCGTCGGGAACCTGGTCACCACCAGCAGCGCGCACGGGTTCTCGACGGGTGACGACGTGTTCATCGGGACCCGGTTCCACCGCATCGTGGTGACGGGTGGGTCCACGTTCACGACGGCCGATCGCTGGGGCCTCGCCACCACGGCGTCAGGGGTCACGGCCTCGCGCGTCTACACGTTGGCCACGCCCTACATCGACAGCGACCTCTTCGCCCTGCACATCGCCCAAGACAACGACATCCTGACGATCGTGCACCCCAACTATCAGGCGCGCGAGCTGCGCCGCCTGGCCGCCGCCAACTGGACGTTGACGGTGATCAGCTTCGCCGCGCCGGCCGGGCCCGCCAGCGCCCCGACGGTGGTGGCCACGACGGCGACCGGGGGCACGGGCGTGGACAACGCCTACGCCTACACCGTCACCGGTGCGGACGGCGTGGAATCACTGCCGTCGCCCACGACCTCGGGGGTCACCAACCCGCTGCAGCTCGCCGGCAACTACAACACGATTTCGTGGTCCGCCGTGACCGGCGCGCAGCGGTACACCGTCTACAAGCTGCGCGGCGGCGTGCTGGGGTAC